CATATGTATCTCCATACGGGCCGCTTACGCGGCCCAAAAAGTTTAGAAGTTAAAATCGTGAAAGGCGTAGGGCTTAGTGGTCAGACCAAACCGCGAGGAGCCTGCTACCCAGTTTTCAACCGATCCTTTCTTTCTTCTGATTCGGAAAGTTGGGGCTTCAGGGTCAGACTTGTAGGTAACCTTTTGATCTCTTTGGTTGTGGAAGTGACCAGCAAACCCGCCGGAGCTGAACTTTAAATCTTCACAAGAATGTGAGACATCCATTGCCCTGATTTCGATTGTCTTGTCGCTAATGACCTTGATGATCTCGTAGGCCTTAACGTCTGAATACATGTACTCAGAAACGTGAGCGAAGGTCACGACTTCCTCAACGATTCTCCAGTCGGCTACTGCTTGCAGGCGTTTAATTTCATCACACTGCTTTTGCTCTGCAAGAAATTCTTCCCAGCCAGACTTTTCGGCTTGAAGGTGTTCTTCTGCCTGCGCCTTATCTTGAAAGCCGCCGTTGTAGTTTTCGCAGTTTTGCACCAACTGCCGATCCCAACCGCTCTCTGGTCTTACAAGCTGCTCAACGTAGTAGTAGGTAATGTTCAACATTTTCTCGTTCCTTCTGTGTGTGTTGTTTCGATACACAGATAGTCTCACTTTTTAAGTTGTATGACAACTTAAACTTGTCGATACATGAGAATAATTCAGGCATAAAAAAAGGGTCCGTAGACCCTTAGTTTCTTGAGCGCCGATCCTTCACGGCCTCGTAGTGCATCCGACTCAGCTCCTTTCTCGACAGCTTAACGCCCTCGCGGAGATAGCAGTCTGGGCCGTAAAGCTTGATCTCACCGCCCTCGGCAACGAACCGCTCGACGGCCTCTGCGTTCGCCTGCCTCAGCGCCTCGCGCTGCCTGTTCCGTGATGGGCGCATCAATGGATCACCTCGTCTACCTCGACCTCTAGGACATCCGCCTCGCAGCAAGTAGACAGCACATAGTATGATCGGCGCTCTACGATCTGGTCGCCGTAAGGCTCGTGATCGATCTCGCACTGCTCATAAACATTACAAAGCCGATGGCACTCGGCGCATATTAAGTCAGTCGCCACAGGCCACCCCCAAGCGATTGTAGTCCCCGTGGACACCCGCGCAGACGCGCTCGATGTAGTCGCGCTCCGAGGCCTTTGCGTCCTCGAAGTCGTCATCGCCCGCGAAGCCCAGCGCGACCACTACCAGCGCGGCGGCGGCAAGCTTAAGAGGCAACACTTGACACACCACTGAATCCAAGCCATCGCTCTCTGTACATTCTTCTGATCTTGGAGACCTCAGATGCCGATATCCCCACCAGCTCACTTGACTGCTTCGCCGTAAGCCCACCCTTGGCGTGCTCACAGATCGCTGAGATGTAGCTCTCATCTTGGTAGAAGGGCAGTCGCTTGCCTGCGCCATCTGGCAGCTTGGCTGCGAATATCCTCACCAACCTGCCATCCAACGAGACTCTCGTGGAGTCGTAAAAATTATCACTCATTTAAGTTGTTGTCCCATAATTAGGTTGTTTGTGAGAGCAAAAAAATAGCGGCTGAAATGCAGACCGCTACGCTCCTTTGTTTTTTTTTAATTGCGGTCTGCAAAGGCCACGGTCAAGTCATGCAGCTTCTGCATCGCGTGCTCGAACTTGTTGACGACAAAGAGTCTGATAGGGGTCTCCTGATCGCAGTTCAAAAGAGCCACCTCGTATTGCTCATAACAGCTATCTGGGCGGACCTCGATTTTGATGTTGTGGTCGTAAACGTATGTGATCGCGACTGGGTCTGACATTACTTCTTCTTCTGAACCAAAACTGCTAACCTGCATGGTTTCCCCTTCTTCTTTTATTTGTAATCTGACAAGATAGTCTTTACGAAATCAAAATATCACGCTTAAAAGTGAATAACAACTTAATCTCGGTTATTTACGCATGGCCTCCGCTACGTTCTGAATCCACCAGTGCAGTTCGTGCTCCGGCAGCGTGTGCTTCATGAGGTTGATTCGCCAACACACCAACTGGACATTCATTGGGCGGCGGACATATCCCACATCCGGATCTATTCGATCAAGTGAGACATTCATCTCCTTCCGGCCCTTGCCGTCCTTGGCGTAGGTCATCCTGACACCCGATAGTGCGCAAATACCCCCTTGTTTTTCCCACACCTCAACGATGTCGTCTATAGTGACCTCAAACGCCAGATTCCGCTTCTTTGCCCCGTAGCGTGCCTTGTTCAGCAGGCCTCGAAGATATGCGCGGGGGCTGGCGTTCAACCTGACCTGCTCACTGGTAGTCCGGCATGGGCGGCACACAGGCTCGATACTTCCGTTGGCTCTCATGTAAAAATTTGAGACCGGCTTCTCGGTGTTGCAAACAGTGCAGGTCTTTGTTTCGCCTTCCGTCAAAACGGCACCTCGTCGTTCCAGTTTGCGGGGTCCAGTGGATCAAGATCCTCGACGGCCTCAACGACCTCATTATTTTTAATGTTGTGGTGGCTCAGAAATGCCTGCAATGCGATCTTTGGGTGTGCAAACTCAACGCAATACAATTGACGGCCTGCGACTCGCTTCCTCGACTCTTTAGCAATCAGCCCGTCAATCTCGCGCAAGTGTCGCCAGAATTGGCTCTCTTTTCTCGCGCTCTCGAATCTGCCCTTCACGCTGGAGACATAGCACTGGTATATGCTGTGCTTTGCTTCGGGGCTTCCGAACTCAAAAACATCGCCGTTAGATCTCTGCTCTCTGAACTCGCCGGAGCTGATGCAGTCCAACACCCATTGATCGATAGTGTCCAGAGACAGCAGCTTCTGCTGGTCCAGTGCCGCAGTGGTCGGGGCAACGCGGACATCAACTGAGCCGAGGTCGAAGCTCTTGAAGAAGTGCAGTAAGTGCTCTGCACCGCCGCGATCATACCAACGGCGAAGATCGCCAAAATATTTTGCGTTCTGCATTTGGCACGGGGACACATCGAAGACCGCGAATCTGCGCTCGTCGAGGCTTGCGGGGACTACCCACTGCTCGTTTGAGGTGAACAGCAGCCGCGTGTAGTTATTCGAGCTGTAGCTGTCCATTCCCTTCCGCTCAACTGTGATGCGGTTGTTCGTCATAAGGTCTTTCAATGCCCCCTCAGCGGCCTTGTTCCTCGCCCAGTACGCCTCGTCACACTGAAGCAGTAACGTATCCTCTAAGTGGCGATTGAACTTGCCGGTAACGTGATCAGCCTTGGACACGATGCGGTGGTGGGGCTTGCACAACCCGCCGATCAGCTCACCGAAGAATGACTTGCCCGATCCCTTCTTACCGCGCAGCGTTATACCAACACCTACCTTGGACTGCGGCTTCTGGATCATCTGCGCAACCCACCCTAGGATGTACCTTGCGTGACCCTCGTCGCCCCCTGCGATCACGTTGGTAACAAACTCTATGAATGGAGACACATCGCCCTGAACCGGCTTGTAGCTCCAGCCCCGCCAAAGATTGTATTTGTTTAGCACCTGACCATCTGGCGAGAAACAAATGCCCCCCGCGTAGGTTCTGCGGTCAGGATGCTCTAGCCACATGTCTGCGAGGTTCATCATTCGAGGCTTGTCACTGCCGTGGTCCAGCACTTTTTGGTTAGCGAACTCCTTCTTTAGATCGTCGAGCTTATAAAGAATGATTTGGTCGCTGTTCAATTCCTCGCGCAGCACTCGGGCGCTGCCCTCCACTTGAACGAAGGCCCAATTTGTCAGCATAGAGGGGAGGCGCTCTTCAATGACCTCTACGCTGTCGAACTTTTTTGCCTCAAACTTCAGCGAGGCCATAGTGACCTTCGCGCCGCTGTAATCACCGAATGACTCCCATCGCTTCGCGCACTCCCCCTCTTTAAATTTGTCAGAGTCCATTGACCAAGTCTCGAAAAGCTCAAGCCCATCAAGATCCCCACCGAACTGGTGGTGCAGGGCCATGCCAACCCTGACCCACGAGTCATGGTCCGCATCAGGATCGAGCGTCTGTAAAATTTCGCTTATCTCCTCTGCGCCCATATCGAGCGCGGCCTTGAAATTCATAAGCTCGTCGTGGGCCTGCTGCTTCTCTCGGGTGCCTTCCTTTTCCGCCACCCATCCGAGCTCTTCGGCCTGCTGCTCGAAGAACGTAATAAAAGCGGTAGCGATATCGCTGGTCAGTGCAGGCAGATCCTCGTGAAATACGTCAGCCAGTGTCGGCCCCGCTACCCACTCGTAGGGTTTTAATGTCTTGGGGTGAATACCGTAGGCAATAAACTGCTGTCCAACGCCTAATATCTCTACAGCGTGGGTTACTCCATCGCCGCAAACAAACTCCTTCGAGCGCATCTTCCTCATGCCCTCGACGTTTCTGAAAGGCACAACACACTTTGGGTTGAGGCCAATCCGAGCGGCTGGCATTCCGACATTGTCCTTTAGCCAGTGCAGAAGGCGGTTGTTAAGTGCCTTGTTGTGGCAGTCGATATCCACTGCCGCTGTCGTGTCGCACAGCACACCGATGCCAAACTCGGGCATCTCCGTAATCCAATCCTGCACCAGCTCCGGCGTTGACTGGATTTTTTGCCAACCCAATCCGCTGGGTCTTTTCTTTGCTGGCAGCGTAGGGATGATGTTATACCCGCGCTCAACCATTCTGTGACCATACTGATCAATCATTCACTTCCCCTAAAATCTACAGGTGATCCGCTGCCTTTCTGTCTGCCCAGTCCGCTGCCCTTTCAAGCAGCTCAACCAGCTTGTCTGCCACGCGCTCCAACAACTTGGCGAGGTTTGAGCACAACCACCACAGCAATTGATAAAGCTGCGACCTCATTTTTTTACAAGCTCTAGGGTGTCGCGCAGCAGCGAGGGGCAGAGCGTGCGCCATGTCATCTCGCCGCCTGTCAAGTGCTCTATTTGAATGGCACGCATTGGTGGAACCTCGCCCCTAGCACGCCACGCCGCCACGTTTTGTTTCTCTACATCGAACATTGCAGCAAGCTGCCTGTCGGATCTCAGAGAGAATATGTTTTTCAGTTTATCGAGCGCGTTGTTGACCTGTGTTTGGTCTTTGCT